ACCCACGGGAGGATGCCATTGGTCGCATTACCCATCGCCAGCATGGAACGCCGTTATTGGATAAAGAGAACCGCCGCATCTGCCGGGATTGTGAAGAGGTCATTCCACTTCGTCGTCTTGCTGCGGCACCCCATGCCGTGCGCTGCGTGCCATGTCAGGAGCGGCTCGAATGACGGCGTCTATGGATGCCAAGTTCTGGCTGGATCTGGCGCAATGGAGCACAACGATAGCGCTGGCTATTTATATCTATTTCTCAAACAGGCGCAAAGCCACAACAGATAGCATTGTCGCTTTGGATAAGGTGGTTTCTGAGCAGCAGTTGAGTAATGAAAAACGCCTCAGTCATGTTGAGTCCGAAATCAGTCACCTGCCTACCCACAACGATTTGAAAAATATCAACAACACATTGTCCAGCATGGAAGGCTCGCTGAAAGGGCTAACCCGTGCGGTTGATATCATGAATGAATACCTGCTTAACAGGAAGGAACACTGATGCCCTCTTATGATGAAGTTAAAACCGCCGACCGGCGCTTGATGATTCTGCAGCTGCTGCAACAGGAGCGCGATTATCGCCTCAACGATCGTGAAATGCAGATGATGCTGAAACAGACCGGCAATGACACATCCTGCGATGCTTTGCGTAATGAGTTGAACTGGCTGGCAGAGCAAGATTTGGTCGACGTTTATGCTCTGGAGAGCCTGAAGGTGGCTACGCTGAAGCAACGCGGATCTGATGCCGCCACCGGCTTGTCTGTGATTGATGGCGTGGCTCGGCCAAGGCCAGCGCTGTAATGGCTCGCCCTTCCAGTATCGAAGTACTGCCGCAGGATGTCCTGGAGAACCTTCAGGCATTGCTGCGCGATCCGCGTGTGTCGCAAATGGAAGCGACCCGCCGTATCAACATTGTCCTGGAAGAGCAGAATCACCCGGAACGCATCACCAAATCCGCCCTGAATCGCTATGCGGTAAAAATGGACAAGGTCGGTGAAAAGCTACGCCAGTCGCGTGAAATTTCTGAAATGTGGATTGCCAAGCTGGGTAATGCGCCCCAGGGCAAAACTGGTCAGCTGATCAATGAACTGACGCGCACCATGATTTTCGATGTCAATTTGCAGCTCATGGAAAAGATGTCCAATGGTGATGATATTGATCTTGAATCGACCATGTCGGTACTCAAAGACGTCGCACTATCCGTGGCCAGACTGGAGAAAGCAGCCAGCCTGAATGAAGATCTTAAAGCCAAGGTTCGTCAGCAAGAGCGCGAACGTGTTGCTGAAGATGCTGTGAAGTATGTCAAAGATCAGGGGCTGTCTGTTGGTCAGGAATCTGAGATGCGGTCGTTCCTACTGCAGGTGTCGTGATGAATAAGCTTACCGATGGGCTGCTGCTCAAGGGGCAGCGCGATTGGGTTGCAGATCCATCACCGCTCAAGGTTATTGAAAAAGGCAGGCGTACCGGTGTTACCTGGGCAGAGTCGGCTGATAATGTACTGATTGCATCGGCCAGCAAAAAGGCTGGTGGCCAGAACGTCTACTACTACCCGCAGTCCAAAGAAGATGCGATCGAATATATCGAAACCTGTGCCAAGTGGGCCAAAGCTTTCGATAAAGTCTGTGGCTCAATGGAGGAAGGCAGCTGGGAAGATGAGTTGGGCCAGATCCTGCCCGATGACGACCCGGACAAAGCGATCAAGACCTACACCATCAAGTTCCCATCCGGTTTCAAAATCATGGCACTCTCATCCTCGCCAGCCCGTGCGCGTGGTAAACAGGGTGTGTTCGTACTCGATGAAGCTGCATTTCACCCCAATCTACCCGGTGTTCTGAAATCGGTGATGGCTGCCATCTTACGTGGCGGCAAGGTGCGTGTGATCAGTACCCATGATGGCGAAAGCAATGCATTCAATCAGTTGATTGATGAGATCCGTTCGGGTCAGCGTAAAGGTACCGTCCATCGTTACCCATTCCGCCAGGCTGTAGCCGATGGCATGTATAAACGCATCTGTGAGCTGGCTGGAGATCCGTGGAGTCAGCCTGAAGAGGATAAATGGCTGCTCGATGCCTACGCCTTCTATGGTGCAGATGCTGACGAGGAGCTCGATGCAATTCCGTCATCTGGTTCAGGTGTATATCTCTCAGGTATTTTGATTGAGAAACGCATGCATCCTGCTCCAGTGCTGAAGCTCGAATTCGATGATGCATTTGCCCTCAAACCAATTCCTGAGCGCCGTGAAGCCTGCAAAGCGTGGCTCGATGAGCATCTTAAACCGATACTAGAATCTCTGAATCCGAACCTGAAACACAGCTATGGCCAGGACTTTGCCCGCACCGGTGATTTGAGTGTGATCTCTGCGTTGTCTGAGCAGCCAAATCTGGATCGGATCGAAGAGTTTGTGCTGGAAATGCGCAAGGTCCCTTACGATCAGCAAGAGCAGATTCTGGATTATATGATTCCGAAACTACCTCGTTTTACTGCAGGAAAACATGATGCGCGCGGTAATGGTCAGGCACTGGCTGAGTATGCTGCAAGCTGGTATGGCCATGATCGCATTGAGCAGGTCTTTCTCACCGAAGGCTGGTACCGGGATAATATGCCGCCGCTAAAAGCGGCCTTTGAAGATGGCACCATCCGCATCTGTAAATCAGCCGACCACCGCACCGATCTGCGGGCCCTAACGATGGTCAGGGGCGTGGCTAGAATTCCGGATAACTACAAGGGCAAAGGCACCGATGGCAAACCACGCCATGCCGATTATGCAGTGGCTATTGCCCTCTCATATGCTGCATCACAGGAAGATATAGCCCCAATCGATTTCATCACCGACGAGCACGAAGACTCAAACGCAGGTTTTATGGGCGATACATCTGAGATCAATTACAGCGCATTTATTGGACGGTAGGAGCAAGCGGCGGCGCTCCCGTCGCGCGATAGGAGCTTTAAAATGAATGAAACAAAAATCAATGCTGACTTAACCATCGAATTTGCATCCGATGATCCTGCAGTAGATGTCACTAAGGCCTTCCTGGGCAATATCCGCCAGAACGAAGATAAAGTGCTGCGCTCTCTCGGTGGCAATCTTGAAGTGTATGAGGATGTCTACCGTGATGACTGTGTGAAATCGTGCCTGCAGCAGCGTATCACAGCGGTGATCTCTCAGGATTACGATGTGCGGCCAGCCAGCGATCTGCCAACTGATATTGAAGCGGCTGTTGCAGGCAAAGAGATGATCAAGGCGGTCAAGTTTGATCGGCTCACCGAGAAGTTTCTGCTGCAGTCACTGCTCAAGGGCTGGGCTGTGGCTGAAATCATCTGGAGTATTAAAGAGAACCTGATCTTTCCTGCTGCCATCAAGGTCAAACGCAGCCAGCGTTTCACGTTTGCGCCACTGCATACCGTCAAAGCCAAAAGCAACCTCTACGAGGATGTCAAACAGGCGATGCGGTTGGAGAATGCGCTTAGAATGCGCACCCGTAATAGTCCGGTTGAAGGTGAAGTTTTGCCGCCACGCAAATTCATCGTGCATTCAGTTGGTGCGCTTGATGATGATAACCCGTTCGGAACCGGTCTCGGTTTCTGGCTCTACTGGCCAGTGCGCTTCAAGCGCGAAGGCATGAGTCTGTGGCTACAGTTTATCGATAAATTCGGTAGCCCGTCTGCTAAAGGCACCTATCCAGCCAATGCAAGCGATCCCGATAAACGTAAGCTGCTTGAGGCATTAAGAGCGCTGCGTTCCAATTCGGTAACCGCAGTACCTGATGGCATGGCTGTTGAGCTGATCGAGGCGGCCAAGTCCGGAATCTCTACCCATGAGCAGCTGCTTGATCGTATGGATAAAGCGATCACCACCGCCATTCTATCTCAGACCCTTACCACCTCGCAGGGCAATTCAGGCAGCCAGGCGCTGGGCACCGTGCATGAAGGTGTGAAAGATGCCGTGGCCAAGTCTGATGCCGATCAACTCTCCGACACACTCAATGAGACCCTGATATATTGGTTTACCCTGTTCAATTTCCCTAGAGCAGGCAGGCCAGGTGTTTGGCGCGATATGTCGGATGTGGAAAATCTTCCAGCCAAAGCAGAACGTGATGAAAAGCTGTCGAAAGGTTCCGGTCGTTATCTCGCTCAGGCGTATGTCGAAGAGGAGTATGGCGTAATCTTGGGTGACAAGATCGCTGGTGGTGATCCTGGTGCAGGTAAATCGGGAAGCCAGCCTTCTTCGGATTTCGCGGAGACCGATAGCGAGCAGAGCGCCGCCGATCGTATTAGCAATCAACTGGCTGATGAGGCTGCCCCGATCACCGATGCGATGATTGGCCAGGTGCGTGATCTGATGGATGAGGTGGCCGACCTGCAAGAGTTTGCAGATCGATTGCCGGAGCTGGTTGGCGATATCGATGTTGGCCCGATGAGTGAACTCATGGCCAAAGCATTACTCACATCGAATCTGGAAGGCCAGCATGAGGTGAGTACCGAAGCAAGCCAGAGCAACTGATGGCTGCTAAATACAAGGTGAATGCCAAAGGCAGAGAGAGTGCCCTGGGATACGGATCGCTGCCGTTTGATGCTCAGATCACCTTCTTCAAAAAGAAACTGGCCATGCCAACCCGTACCTGGACAGATCTATGGCAATCCAATCACGATCACGCTTTTGTCGTAGCCGGAGCCACCAAGATGGCACTGGTTGAGGATCTACAAGCCGATGTGCAAAAGGCGATTGAGAAAGGCACCACGCTGCATCAGTTCCGTAAAGATTTCGATGCAACTGTCGCCAAACATGGCTGGACCGGTTGGAAGGGTGAAGGCACCAAAGCTGGTCATGCCTGGCGCACAAAGATC